GACTGACAAATTTCTTGTTACCTCTCAGTATTTGAGACAAAATTCCTGTGATAAAAATCACACGATCATAAATTCCTGTGAAAAAGTTATCCACAGAATAATCCCCAGACACGCCCGACCTCGTGGGGCGGCAAATTCGAACAGATGTTCGAACTGCATTTATAATTATGAATTGTTATGCATAATTATTCAAAGTAAAACGGATCAAATTCTCCATCGAATAATTCAGAGTCAGCTGAATTTTCAAATTCAAATTCATCAGTTTCATTTATTACTTCTGGAGTAGTAAATAATTCTGAATTATCCTCGTAGTAATTATCCCAATTATATTTGGGTTGTTCCCATGACATTGTGTAACTCATAGATAGTTCTCCTTACATTCTGAACAAACGAAATTAATTTTGCAATAGCAACCGACGGCGGAAATTAGATTATCATTCTGATAATCGTAGTAATCATCACGATAACTCATTCTGAAACCTCCTCAACATGGAAAGCGTTAAACTTATCGAGTTCATTCTCGCTAAGTGGGTAGAGTGTTTTATTAAGTGCAAAGATTGCGCTTAGTTCATCTTGTGCCTCTACGACATAAGATATAAGTACATTATATTTACTCATTTATATTCTCCTTTCGAGATAAGTTCATCTAGTTTTAAAACTAGTTCATCTTGAGGTTCATCAAGATAGTTTTTTAATTCTGAATTTTTTACGAAGTCTATCATTTAGATACCTTCCAATCTGTCCACATTGGTAGACGCTCAGGGTCGGTATCGTTATACCAACGCTCAATATTGTTTTCACAAACTTCACAAAATGTGAATTGTGTATCTGCATATTCTGAGATAGCAGGTTTGAATGGTGTGTGCTCTGCACACTTGATAATTGTTGAATTCATTTGAATTCCTTTCTAGTTTGAGAACCTTTCTCAACTTTCTTTATAATGGAATTATAGCAGGGGGGTCTGACATTTACTGACGAGTAATGCCACAAATCGGACATTTTGAAATGTGATGTAGGTCATGTGGATAACTCACGCTCAAATTTCCGTGTGATTTAAATCATGTGCATAAACCTGTGGAGGACACGCCCGAGTGCGGGGGCCGCAAAATTTTCGCAGCTTGTCAAGTTAACACGCCGAGAAAATTTTGTTTTTTTATTTTTTTTTATAACGTGATCAGAATTCCAAAAGCTAAACAAAATAAAAAGAAAATAAAAGTCTCTTTCATTTCATGCATGCTTCCCAAAATCTATCGGAATCAAATCTTTCGTTATCTTCCGAAAACATAACGGCGAAATCATCCACCAAATCTTCATAAGTAAAACTGTTACCGATTAAATCTTTATAAGTAGAAAGAATCTCGGCGGTCTTTACATAGTCTTTACGTGTCATCATATTAATTTAGTCCGTTCTCTCGTAGGTCCTTGATTACTGCAATTAGTAGGGGAATGGTAACGCCTGCCAAGATTAATTGGACGGCGGTTGTTAGTAGTCTATTCATTAGAAATCATCTCCGAACATGTCTAGGATTTCATTCACCTGTTCATCTGTTAGGTGTTCTGTCTCTATAGCCTTAGAGAAACCGAAGACATCTTCTTCCTCTTCCTCTACAGGGTATTCATCTAAGTAGGTGTAGGCATCTGCTACATCTTCTTGAATTGTGTCCCATTTAGACATCTTGCTATTATCGAATGAATACATTAGTTCTGTTCTACCTTTCGCATGTGTGCTACTACATTTTTAGAAACCTTTTGTAGTTCTGTTACAAAAGTTTTCATTTCTTCAGGGGTTGAGGCTGTAAAGTTAGTGCCTAGTAGTTGAGACCCGTCCCAAATTGAGTAAGTGATTTTCATTTATTTATTTCCTATTCTTTTAGTTTTATTTATTGAGATTATTCTAGGGGATAGACTTAAGAAAGTCAAGTTTATTTAGTGTGTTGTTAGTCACACTGTCCGCATGGACACTGTGGGAACTCTCGTTCCTGCTTGATACGATTAGCAAGGGCGATAACCTTGTTATAGGTATCGGCGGAGGCGCCTCTAAAAGAGACCACCTCTCCATTTGCTACCATTTGAGCAGCGAGGTTAATTCTAGCGTTTAGGTCAAGGTGACCGAACTTAGAGTGGTTAATTTTGTTTTTATCTAGTGTAGTCATTTGGTGACCACCTTTCTTTAGTTTAGTTTATTTTTATTTCTATTAAATTGTTATGGCTTAAGCCTAGCAGACCGAAGGCGGAAAGTCAAGCCTATTTAGTGTGAGGTTAGTCACACTGGCTAGGGGACTTAGAGTAAGAGTAAGCCATAGCCTCTCTATCGAACCATGCGAACATTTGTTCGGTTTTATGAGACTTGTCTACTTTACAGAACATGTCCCAAGAGTCACCTGTCCAATTACAGGACTGGCACTTACTAACTTCATGTGATAAAACTTTTGTCATTTTGACCTTTCTAGTTTAGAGACCTTCTCTAACTTTCTAATAGTGTAACTATAACACGCACCACTGACATTTTGACCCGTTTTTCGGGCGTGTCTCAAAACTATTTTTGTGAGATACACCACACCGATCTATGGGCGCACTATTTGTCCGATTTGTACCTAAAAAAGCATGCATCATACAAGAAAAATATATATTCACATTTTTATAAATCTAATATTCTAGTTGACTAAAATAATAAGCGGTGATACAATAAGATCATGAAATGCGATTTTTGTGATAAGCCAAAGTATGTTGAGAGATTAAACTCTAAAGGCGTACTAGAGAACTTTTGCGTAAATTGCATAGAGAAATTGATCAGAGGCGGAAAGTGAAAACCATTATCTCAATAGCTATTGTTGCTGTAATGGTAAATATACTTGGAGTTATATACTACATATTTGGCTAATGCCATATGGGGATATAGCTTAATCTGGTTAAAGCATTTGTCTTATATACAAACGAGTTTGGGTTCAAATCCCAATATCCCTACAAAAATTTTTATTAACATTTTCTAAAACTTAAATTCTAGTTGACTAGGATTTATGTTCTCTATTTATATGATTATTTAATGTGAAGTATGCAAAGGATGATCTGACTTCGATCTCTTTCTTGCATATATCACAGATAACTACTCTTGATGCATTTGCCATATCTTATCTGCACATTTCTTACATAGTGGTTTTAATATGAAATCTGACTTTTCTATTGGTAAAAAGTCGGCGGAGATAAAGAGCTCTAGCTCTTTCTTGCATAGAGTACATGACTTGTACTTTTGCTCTATATACTTCCTATAGACTGCTCTATACTGAACTGACATAATATCCCTGATTCCGCCTTAAAAATGCCTATAAGCCTCTTTCGGCTCACTTTTGATGTCTTCCCATCAACCAGGCCTTAAAACGGCTTACAGAGCCTTTAAAAAGACGAGAACCCTCGGATCTGCGGTAATCCAAGGGCCTCTAATGTAAGGGAGCATGGTGGATGCTCAACCAAACACTTCTATAAGAATACTATAACTCATTTTCTAAGTCAACTTCTTCGTCGACTGAAAATAAATCATCCTCTAAAACATCTGATAAAGTCTTGGCAGCATAGATAGCAAAGCCTACTGCTGCAAAGCCAGAAAGTGCTGCTACACCTGCTGCTAGATATGCCATTTTACCCCTCATCTATTACTTCTTCAATTAGCGCTGGATCTGGTCCAAGTAGCTTACCGTCTTTATGGGATTCAATGAGCTGTAACAGTTCCTCGCCTTTTCCGACCCCATCTGCAATTAGGCAGAGAACGTCGTAAATGCGAGACATAAGGATATAGTTGACCATACCCAGATTATCATCAATATTTTGTGCTTCTACTTTCGGATCACTCATTAGTATATACCTCGTATGTTAGTGGAAATTTTTCTTTTACCAATTCTCGTACTGCTTTAGCGTATTCTTGAATTTCTACCTGTGCATCATGTGGTAGACGCTGGTCAAGGAATGTTAGAACACCTTGTAGAGATACCGTCCATCTCCAGCGTACATACATGGAGTATGCAGGTAACATAAGTCGAGCCATCTCTGGTGCGACGCCATCACTCAATGCTTCTTCGTATTTAGTCATAGCATATTCAGATATCTGTCGTAGTGCTTGAGTATATTTAGCACCTACAACTACATTCACTGGCTCTCCTGAGCCCTGCTTAGAATTTTCTGGAGCACTTCTCCATTCATCTGGCATTGGAATATAGAATATCTCATTCTCAGTGATATATCTACGAGAAGATTCATTCCAGCCGTTCTGATCGTCAATATGAGATGAAGCAACAGCATACTTCCACCATTGACGAGCAACCATTAATGGAGCATATACTTCAAATGTCATCGCAGCATGACGAAATGGGCTAGTGTGGTTTTCTTTTAACAAAAAGCGAATGAGCTTCTGGTCACGCTCACTCAATTCTGTGCTTTCTTTATCATATGAGACTCTAGCAGCATTAACTACTGATAAATCACTACCAAGTGTATCTACAAGTCTTACATATCCAATATTATTAATTACGTTGATGTGGCTCAAGTACCGCTCTTTTCATTCTGTCATATAAATTATATCCAACATTAACTCTATGGTTACATGCTAGACAGTAAAGGTATACTGTATCATTATCTGTTAAATTTGGCAACATCTGGTAAAGATCATAGGGACAGGTTATATCCCTGTCCCCATGAAAACGTCCTAAGAACTCCCGCACAATTCTAATGTCCATTAATTACTTACTCTCTTCTCCTTGCATGGTTGTGGCTTAAAGCTTTTAGGATACTGAGCCATCCATGATTTTGTTCTAGGTGTTAAACCTTTCCAAGAAATCCAGTTGTCTCCACCTTGAGACATAAAGAATGCAGCTTCTGCATTTGTAACTGGATCGAGGAGGTCACGATTATAAGTTAATTCAAACTTATCTCTACGCTCTGGTCCTAAATTTCCAATCATATTGATTTGGAAAATACCATAAGAGCTATCTCCTGTTTTTGCATTTCCATTATAAGCAAGTGGCCTACCGTTCGACTCCTTCTTAGCAACGCTCCATGCTTCACGCAGATCTAATCCACGGAAGCCCACACAATAAAGCAGTTGGGCCAGGTCTTCATCTGAAAATTGCTTGTCCTGCTGACGGAAATCAGACAGGTATACGTATTTTGCATCATCTTGGACTTTTACGTTAGATAATGCTACAATGTTATCAGCAACTGCGGGTGAGTCAATGCTTGGGAACTGGCTAAATAAATAACCAACAAACACTAGCTTAGCGGCAGCTACTACTAAATTTTTAGTAAACATGAATACTATCTTAACCTATTATGAAAGGGTTTGTCAAGTCGTGATTTTAAGTTTTAATACAAATCCAGGAAGTCTCAATATAAATACGGGTTACGGATATGCAGGATATCATATGGTTACCTCTATGCAAGAGCTTGGACATAAAATTCCTTTTCGTTTTCCAAAGGCTAAAGTTCAATTAAATTTTAGTCAACCACAATTTATTCAATTTAATAAAGGACAAAAACAAATTGCTTTTCATCCGTGGGAATCAACTCAATTAAAACAAGGATGGCTAGAAACTTTAAAACAAGCAGATGATGTTTGGGCTCCGTCTCAATGGGTTGCAAACATTTACAAAGATCTTGGAATAGATGATGTTTATGTTTATCCTCATGGTGTAGAAAAATTATGGAAGCCAGTTAAAAGAGAAACTAATGGACCACTAAGATTTTTACATGTCGGAGAACCAGCACCTCGAAAAGGTGGACAGATGGTCTTTGAAGCTTTTCTACAAGTTTTTGGAAACGATCCAGATTATCAACTAACAATTAAAGCTCATCATTATAATACTATTAGATTATATAATAATTATAATAAATATAATAATATATATAATAAATATAATATATCTAATATATATAATATTAATAATATATCAATTATAACAAATGATGTTTCTACAAGTCAACTTGCGGGTATATTTATGACACATCACTGTTTAGTTTATCCTTCCTACGGCGAAGGTTTTGGCTTCATCCCGCTTCAAGCCCTTGCAACTGGTATGCCAACAATTTGTACTGGAGAATGGGCAGAGTATAAAAAGTATCTAGGTGAACTTGAACTAAAGAGTTCTTACATTCCGTCCCCTTGGCCAGACATGCATCCTGGATATATGCCAGAGCCAGACTTCGATCACTTATGCGATTTGCTAAAAGATGTTGCAAATAGGTATAATACTCATTCTGAAGTTTTTTATAATCAGGCTGCGGAAGTTGCTCAATCATTTGACTGGTTACAGTTGACCAATAATGCCATGAAAAGAATTGAAGAAAAATTTTAAAAGTTTTTGGTCTTTAAAACCAGATTCACTATACTTGTATTTACTAACAGATTTTAAGCCCATGGATGGGCCAGGAGGAGTATTCGGAAATGTCAGAAACAATTGATAACGCATATGAGAATTTCATTGCACTAAGCAGATATGCAAGATGGATCCCAGAACATGGGAGAAGAGAAACTTGGGGAGAAACAGTTGATCGTTATGTCAACTATATGACCAAGCACCTTAAAGATAACTATAACTACGAGCCATCAGCAAGTCTTGTATTTGAAATTCGTGATTCTATTTTTAATAGAAACGTTATGCCATCAATGAGAGGTGTAATGACAGCTGGTCCAGCATTGGATAGAGATAACGTTGCTGGTTATAATTGCTCTTTCTTACCTGTCGATTCACTTCGTTCTTTTGACGAAGCAATGTACATCTTGATGTGTGGAACAGGTGTTGGCTTCTCTGTTGAATCCGTTTACGTAGATAAACTTCCTGCAGTCAACGAGCACTTTGAAAAATCTAGTACAGTAATTGTAGTTGAAGATTCAAAGGCTGGTTGGGCAAAGTCTCTAAGAGAGCTTCTTGCTTTGTTATGGCAGGGTCAGATTCCAACATGGGATGTTTCTAATGTCCGTCCTGCAGGAGCAAGACTAAAGACTTTTGGTGGTCGTGCATCAGGTCCAGAACCACTTGTTAATCTTTTTGAGTTTTGCGTTACAACAGTAAAGCATGCAGCAGGTCGTAAACTCAGTTCAATTGAAGCACATGACATTATGTGTAAGATTGGTGAAGTTGTTGTAGTTGGTGGAGTTCGTCGTTCTGCTTTGATTTCACTTTCAGATCTTCGTGATAATGATATGGCGAAGGCAAAGGCTGGAGCATGGTGGGAAGCAACAGGTCATCGTGCACTTGCAAACAACTCAGTAGCATATAATGATCGTCCTTCAATGTCAGACTTTATTACAGAGTGGAAGAATCTCTATGACTCAAAGTCTGGAGAGCGTGGTATTTATAATATCAAGGCTGCACAAAAGCAGGCCGCAAAGTATGGACGTCGTGATGAAACAATTAGATACGGAACAAATCCATGTTCAGAAATTATTCTTCGTCCTTATCAGTTTTGTAACCTTTCAGAAGTTATTGTAAGACCAGAAGACAACGAAGAAACACTAAAGAGAAAAGTGGAGCTTGCTACCATTCTTGGAACATGGCAATCAACACTTACAAACTTTAAGTATCTACGTAAGATTTGGAAAGAAAACACTGAAGAAGAAAGACTACTAGGAGTTTCGATCACTGGTCAGTTTGGACATGAAATGATGTCTGGAAAGCAAGGCCTTGATAAGCTTGAGCAAGTTCTGAATGATTTAAGAAAGACTGCAGTGATCACTAACTATGATGAAGCAGAAAGAATTGGAATTCAGCACTCAGCAGCTATTACCTGTGTTAAGCCATCTGGAACAGTATCACAGCTAACTGGAGTTTCTTCAGGAATGCACCCATGGCATAACGACTACTACATTCGTACAGTTCGTGGAGATAAGAAAGATCCGCTGACTCAGTTTCTGATGGAAGCTGGAGTTCCAGCTGAGGATGACTTTATGAATCCTACTCAGACTAAAGTATTCTCATTCCCAGTAAAGGCTCCAGAGGGAGCTATTTTGAGAAATGATCTTACTGCTATTGAACACCTAAATACCTGGCTTGTTTATCAGAGAGCATGGTGTGAGCACAAGCCTTCTATCACCGTTTCAGTCAGAGATGAAGAATGGATGGAGGTTGGGGCATGGGTTTGGGAGCACTTCGATGAAGTATCTGGAATTTCATTCTTGCCTTACTCAGATCATACATACAAGCAAGCACCATATCAAGATGCTACTAAGGAAGAGTACGAAGAAGCTCTTTCCAAGATGCCAGAAAAGATTTACTGGGAAATGCTAACAGTGTATGAGACAGAGGACGGAACTTCAGGAAGCCAGACCCTTGCTTGCTCTTCAGATGCAGGTTGTGAAGTAGTAGATATTGGCTCTTAATCCTAACTCATTCCATGATAAAATGATATTGTGTGAGGAGTAGCTAATGCCATTTGTAACTAAAAATTTTTCAGTCGACCAAGGTGCAACATATACCTTCGATGTTGTCTGGAATGATTCTGCTGGACAGCCTATTAATTTAACTGGATACTCAGCAAAAATGCAGGTTAGAGATCAGGCTGGTGGAAAACAACTAGCATTTACTTTGACACATACAGATGGAATATCTATAAACGGACCACTTGGAAAAATAACAGTAACTATCAGTGCAGATAGAACAAATAAGCTAATCTACCCAAAGTCTTTTTATGACATCCTTCTTACCGCCCCAGATAATGTTACTAAGACAAGAATTCTTGAAGGAACACTTACTCTATCAAGGGCTGTGACAGTTTAATGGCTGAAACAATAATTGTTACAGAGCTGAATCAGTCAGTTCAAGTAGATGAAAATACTACAGTAATTCAAATATCTACAACAGGACCACAAGGTC